GACAACCACACCGGGCGCAGGTTCTACGCGGAGACTGATACCAGATACTACGCTCCGATTTCCATTGACGCGATTTACACCGATGACATAATCAGCGTGGCCAGCCTCAAGACCGACGATGACAACGACGGCACGTTTGAAACGACATGGAGCGCATCTGATTACCACCTCATGCCGTTCAACGCGGGGGAGAATGGACGCCCCTACACGTGGATCGAAGCAAGCGGGTATGGCAGTCACAGCTTCCCTCTTGGCGTGAAACGCGCGGTGCAGATCGTCGGCTCGTTTGGATTCAGCGCGGTCACCCCGAAGCCGGTGAGTGAGGCGTGCAAGATTCAAAGCATCCGGCTGTTCAAGAGGAAAGACGCGCCGTTTGGCGTGGTCGCTGGTGGGGATATGCAACAGGGCATGACAATCCCCGACCTTGACCCGGACGTTAAGATGCTACTTTCTCCATACGTGAGGCGGGTGTAATGGCGATACAAGACGCAATCGCGAGAATGCAGACAGTCATTGAGGGCATCACCGGAATCAAGGGCGCTGACCAGTACCTGCCGGAAGCCCTGCCGACGGTAGAGAATTGGGTCGTGATGTACCCTGGCGAATCCGAGTTCATCTCTGGACTTCCATCCGGCTACATGACCGCACTGTATAACGTGGTCATCGAAATCCATACGCCTAGAAACACCCTCCCGCAAGCGCATAAAAGGATCGTGGCGCTCTACGATGACATTCCAATAAAACTGTTTGATGACCTGCTCGACACGAAACTCAATAACACGGTATCGACGTTTGGCAACATTACGAGCACCGGGCTTATCGCTATGAACTATGCAGGGATTGACACGGTTGGATTCAGGTACACCGTGAGAGATATAAAAATTCAGACGGTAATCACCTAAGGAGAAGATGGTCGAGAAAAAGAACGTATTAGAGCAGTACCCGATTATGAGTTGGGCGTTCCCCCGAATACTGGTTGCGTTCCTCCTGGAGCGCACGATCAGTTACGCCGACCTCGTATTCCCGGCGTGTATGCAGATCGCGGCGCAAGGGCCGGTGGTATTGAACATGCCCTACCAGCGCACGGATTTAGCACGCAACCGGGCAAGCATGGAGTTGCTGAAATCAGACTTTACGCATCTCCTCATGCTCGACATTGACCATGTTCACCCGCACGACATTATTCAACGGCTGGCGCGGTGGGTATTGAAAGACCCGAAGAAGTATCAAGTCGTGGGCGGATTAAATTTCAGGCGGTCAGAACCTTATGACCCGTGCGCGTACAAGATCGGTGACGATGGATCGATGTACACAATCGCATGGGAAAAAGACGACGAGATATTAGAGGTTGACCGGTTAGGCACGGGATCCATTTTGATAGCGCGTGAAGTGTTAGAGACAATCCCGCCGCCCTGGTTCGTCAATGATTACTCGCAAGCGTGGCGTGACGCGTGGCCTGGTGAAGACATTGGGTTCAACAAACTGTGTGTACAGCACGGAATCAAGATGTGGGTGGATGTTACCGTGACAAGTCCTCATATCACCCCCGCCATTATTGACGGCGCGACGTGGCAAAAGTGGTCGGCTGACAATCAAGACCTCATGGAGGCGCGGGATGCTTAGCGTGATTATCGTTGGCATTGACGACTGGGAACGCTACACGCGCCCGTTGATAGCGGATATTTGGACTCACGAGCCGGATGCAAACATCGTTGTTGTGGATAACGCAAGTGCTACTCCCTACCCGAAAGGTGAGCATATCCACAGGACTGACAAGAGACTTGGTTATGCAGAAGCGTTGAATTGGGGTATTGACCGGGCAGGGGATTCAGATTGGTACGTTGTAATGAACAACGATGTGAGGGTGCATAAAGCCTTTACAAAAAGGGTTGAATCGCTTGCCACGTCCACGCTCTATGGATTCAAAAAATGGACAGGCCACGAACTGCTGAAATCGAAACCTGATTATCTTTCCAGTTGGTGCATGTTAATCAGCCGTGAGGTGTGGCATAAAATAGGCAAGTTTGACGAAGCGTTTACCCCGATGTATTTCGAGGACATTGATTACTGCATAAGAGCCGCTAAAGAGGGAATACCCCTGATAGAGTTTGATCGTGACGAGTGGGGAATTGAGCATCTTTACATGGACAAAGAGCAGGCGCGGGCTGACTTCAAAGAGAAAAAAACGGAACTGCTTAATAGTTTGATGAACTACCTCAAGGAGAAACATGGCATCGAATAGAGTCGGAATCATCCCGGCGGCTGGCGCAGCAAAACGATTCGGCGGCGTGTTCAAGGAACTTCTACCCGTTGGCGAGTCGATGACGCTGCTCTCACGCGCGGTTGACACGCTCGAAATGATACCGGTTGACACAACAATCATTGTCACGAACCCGCAGAAGATCGCGGCGCACTCCGTAGCCTTGCAGGGAAGGAACGTCGAGTTTGTAACGCAGGTGGACAAGCCTGATATTTGGGGCGCGATAGCATCGACATTGAACATTGACGCGGATTGGTATTACTTCATCATGCCGGACACAATGCAGGAGCAGGGAAGATTCCCTGAATTACCAGACCACCGGTTTATGCTCGGGTTGTTTGAGACATTTGACCCGCAGAATTACGGCGTGTTATTGAACGGCGAAATCGTTGACAAGAGCGCATCACTAGCACCTCCACAAACCGCGTGGGGAACGCTGGTATGGTCAAGGGAATGCGTCGAGTTATGGAAGAAATACTTGCCTGAAATTAGGGATTACACGCAAGCGTTCAATATGGCAATGGAGCAACTCGGATGGGGGACGTACTCACTCGCCTGGTACTTCGATTGCGGTTCATTCCAGAGATACAAGAGGGCATTAGCGCATGTCTGATATTACAGCGAACACACAGGCACCCGGCTCATGGCGCTATTACAGGGACATTCACGAAGGCGAAACTTGTTTGATTATCGGCAACGGGCCGAGCCTGAAAGACGTACCGCTTGACTTCCTGAAAAAGTACCCGACATTCGGGACGAACCGGATTTACCTGATGGACGGCTTCACCCCGACGTATTACTGCTCCGTGAACCCGCTGGTAATCAGCCAGTTTGCAGAGGACATAGCGAAGATCAACGCGCCGAAGTTCCTGCCCGCGTCCTACTGTTTCGATGATACCTGCCTGCCGTTGAACTCATCCGGCGTTGTTGTGTTTTCGCAGGACGCGTCAAGCTGGATATACGAGGGGCATACCGTCACGTTTGTTTGTATGCAGATCGCGTACTACATGGGTTTCAAAAATGTGTTACTGGTTGGCGTCGATCATTCATTCCAGTATCACGGCGCACCGAATCAGGAGATGGTACTCGACGGCAACGACCCGAATCACTTCCACCCGGATTACTTCAAGGGTAAGCACTGGAATAACCCGGATTTAGTACGGAGCGAACACGCCTACAAACTGGCAAGGGCGATGTATGAAGTTCACGGGCGCAGGATTATCAACCTCACACCGGGAACGAAAGAACTGGTATTCGAGAAAGGCAACATATCCGAATGGTAGATACAACGCTGTATTTAGGCGACTGCCTCGAAGTGATGCGCTCCATCCCCGACAAGAGCGTGGACGCGGTGATTACCGATCCGCCGTATGAAACATCTTTTACTGTTTTTACAAAAAACATATCCGAACTAAAGGGGAATAGCGCTACGAAAAGGCTAAACGAGAAAGATTGGTTTTACGACCATAAATGGCTGCGTGATTGTTCAAGAGCCCTAAAGGATTACGGGGCTTGGTATGTGTTTATGAATACAGAAGGGTTTAGTTCTTTGTGTGCTCTTTCAATAGAACTTGGACTAAAGCCAATGAGAAGGCTTGTGTGGTTGAAAACAAACTCAATGCCGTCTATTCCAAGAAAAAATTATAGAAACAGCACCGAGTTGATTATGTATGGTGTGAAGGGTAACAAGGTTGGTTGTTTTAACGCTAAAAATCAACAAGAAATAAAGTCTTATTTTGAATATCCAATTGTTGGTGGCGCTGTTAGAACAGAACACCCGACACAAAAACCGGTTGACTTGGTAAAAACATTTATAAAAATATCCACCAACGAAGGTGACACCATCCTCGACCCCTTCATGGGTTCGGGTACAACGGGCGTGGCGTGTGTGCAGACGGGGCGCAACTTCATCGGGATTGAGATTGACGAGGGGTATTTCAAGATTGCGGAGAAACGAATAAACGAGGCTAAACAACAAATGAGGCTTGAGTTATGAGTAGGGTAACCGCAATTATCAGCGCGTACTACGCAGAAGATTACATTCAGGGACGGCTGGAGAACCTTGTCGGTCAGACTGAAAAGATCGACATTATAGCGGTAGCGCAAAAGGGCAGCGTTGAGTGTGGGATATGCGCGCGGTTTCCACAGGTGACCATCATTCAGACGGCTGATATTCCGGGGGTGTACGAGGCATGGAATATAGGCATCAAGGCAAGTAACACCCCGTACGTCACGAATGCGAACTCGGATGACCGGCTTGCCCCACACGCGCTTAAGAAAATGGCTGACATTCTGGACAAGGAAACGACCTACGGCGTGGTTTATCCTGATGTGTCAATTG